ACCAAATGATACTACTTGGTTATTTTGTCTAGCTAAGGATTTAATTGGATCTGGAAATACTTCACTAGAGATATAATTAGTTGATTCCCATTTTGTAGGTTCATCTAATACACAGTTATAAATATCACTATTTTGTGGTAAAAGTACATATCCGTCAATAAAAGCAGGTGTTGGGATATGTGGACTAGGAAACGCATTCAGTAATGCTGTTGCTGTTGCACCACTACCTTCAGTGAATGTAAATGTATGAGCAGATCCAGAACCAACTGAAGTTAAATCAATAGCAGTTTCTGCTGTTGCATTTGAAGCACTAGTCGCTACCTTAAAGATAGAATCACTTACTTTAATTAAGTAATAAGTTGTTCCTGAAGTTAAACCACCAATATTAGATCCACCACCATTGGAATAAACTATAGCAGCTCCTGTGATACCTGTATGACTAATTGTAATTTCGTCTTTACTAGTATTAACTGCGGTTGCAGGATTAATAGTTAAAACAGGTAGTGTAAAACTAACAGTAGGTGCAGATGTGTATCCACTACCGCCATTTGTTACTGAGATAGATGCAACAGCTTCAGCTAGTGTCGTTGCAGTTGCTGCAGCACTAGATCCACCACCCCCAGAGAATACTACAAGTGGATCACACTTATATCCCGAACCTCCATCAGTAACATCAACAGACAGAACCGCATCCCCTGTAATCTCCGTTGCTGTACCAGATGTATTAATCGTCCATCCTTTAGTGCCATCACAGACGAACAGATAATCACCATTAGTAGAGGAATTACCTACAAGCATTCCAAGAGGTCCAGTGCTACCTGTTAGTGTAATCTTTGCTACAGGACTTACAGCATCTTCATACACAGTATTACCAACAGCCGCATACAACTTACTATTGAAGTAGATAATACCACGTCCCTCGCCTGTTCCATAATCTCGATACGGTGTAAGTCCGGGGCGCTTGTTAAGGAAGATCTTAGTTGATTCAATCTGCTCTACTTTGCGTGTTTCTGGGAAGATGTTAATAAACCGTTGATCTTTACTTTCAGCGTAGCTACGATTTGTCATACTACCAATTAGTGGTAGTCTAACATTTTGAGGTCTTGTACGAATACGACGATCATTTTGTGTAGCCATTTATATTACCTACTATATAGAGATGAAAGATACTTTAATTGTTGTAGTTGTCGTTGTTTATCTTGTTCTGTCATTTGTGACTGTGGCGCTGCTCCTTGATTAACTACAGGCATTGTAGCTAACATTGAGTTAATAGACTGTTGTCCGGGAGTTTGTTGGTTCTTATTCATTAACTGGTTAAGACCAAATGAACTTGCCATTTGTGCAGCACGGCCTTCCGCTCCACCAAATTGACCACCAAACATCGAGGATAATCCTTCAATTGTTCCTGCAGTTAGTGGATTACCTCCCTTTGCAGCAGACATCAAAGCACCAAGACCTCCGCTCATTAATGCATTACTAGGAATACCTGATGTATTAGAAAAGTCTTGAATTAAGTTGGTAAATTGTGATGAAAGACTTGGAGAAACTCCTTGCGCCATATCACTAGCAAGATCCATACCATTAACAGCATTAAGACTTCCGGGGTCCATACCACCACCAAAGATATCACCAAGACCAAATCCACTCATATTAGCCACTGATAAAATCGCTCCAAGGGGATTATCATTAGCAAGAGCATTGGCAGCATTAACTGCCATTGCAATCGGTTGCCAAGGTCCGGGAATAATTGAGGCTATAGAAGCAATTGGACCTAACAGTCCACCAAGAAAACTATCATCATCTTGTGATGCAGCATACTCAGAAGTAGTTCGATGAGCTAAATCAGCACCACGTTGAGATCCAGAGATATTGTAGTTACTAAATAAATCTTTTAATTGTTGTCCAGCAGGAGTTGTGCCACCTGCCATACCTTCAATAAGTTGTAGTGGATTCCATGATCTTGCTAAGGCTGAACCAACCATATCTGGTTGTTCATACATAAAATCAAAGATATCACGATCACCTAGATTTGTACCAAAATCACTGTACCAATTAGTAAAATCATTATACCATGGAGTTTGCTGTGCATATTGTTTACCAAGAGCACCACCTTCTTCAGCACCTTTCCATTGAGGTCGCATATAAGTCTCAAGATTATTAGCGACACCACCAATCATATTTTCTGTGCCATCGGTTGGAAAACTTAGCTCACCTCCGGGACGTAAATAAGAGTCAGAAAAGGGTTCAAATGCATCTTGCCCATATGTTACATTACTACCAAAATCAGTCCAACGATCAAAGAGGTTGTGGTACTGGGATACACCTTGACTCCAATTATTTCCAAGTTCCGTAGGTTGATACGACTCTTGTATTTCCTTTGAGTAATTTTGTTCAAAAGAAGTAGGATCAGTCATGCCCTGACGAATAGCTTCATTACGTTTACGCTTATCGTCTAAGCCAGATCTTTGTACAATATCATTTAATTGACTTAGTTGATCAATCATTTTACCACATCCGTTTATCTACTTGAAAGAATAAACTACCTTCTTCAGTACCGCCACTAAGAGCAGCATCTTTAGTTTCTTTAGCAATGTTTTTAATAATAGAGAATTGTTCAGTAGATAGACCATACTCAGGAGCAAGACGCAGTGCTAAGTTAAACTTCAAAGCTTCAAACCATTCTTGTGGAAAGTCAGGTTCATCTGTACTAGCATCAAAGTCCTCGAATGGACGTTGGTAAACAATAGTAACATTATTACCTACTGTGCTTGCATTTGCATCTGGGACAGGAAATAGATATAATGTACCGGAACTTAACTGTGGATCATAATAATATTGAACAGGATAACCTGTAGTGGTTTTATTACCTAATTGATTATACTGTGTCCGTGTTAATGGAATCATTGGAATATCAACACTAGATGTTCCATTATGAAAGAATGCTTGAATGATACGAAGAGGTTTAGCAGTATTAACAGTTTTAGTTAGACCAATTTCATAAGAAGCTACAGAAGCGGTAAGTGGTACAGCATACTGTTTCATAGCCCACAGAGGCATACCATCAGTTTCAAATGCCTTCACCATCATGTTCAAAGCATCAGCAGCTTCATCATACTGTACAGTTGTAGGAGACTCCCCCTGAGCAGTAGCACCTAATAGGCGTAGTGCTCCCTCTATAATTTTATTTCTACTTGTAGAGAAATCAGTGCTATTGCTTGTAGTCATGTCATACCTTCATTTAATTAAGATTTTCTCTAAATCTGTTGGAGATGGAACTTCATCAAAAGAAACATTCCATCCATTTGCAATTAAATCATTTGCAACCATTTCAGAACAAATTACACCATCTACATTTTTAGTTGATTTTCCAAAGAGGTGATATAATGGACGTAATCCAAATAGTAGATAATCTTTCCATCCATATTTATTTGTATCTGTGTCAAGTTTATAATCTAAATACACTGCAGTAATATTTACAGGACAATCAACAAGAATAATCTTTTTATCAGCAGGATAATTAGGCCATAATCTACGACGACGAATTAGATTCATATCCCAATAATGAACACCATCTGTAAAAGCCACATGGTAACAACGAGAACCTGTCCAGAATTCAGTTAGATCTGCTGAGAAGTTGTGTTCATCACCATAAATAAATGCAATTTTCATGGTGCAAGATAAACTGCTTTTAATCTAATTTTCCAGTTAGCTGCTGTGATTACAGTAGAACTACCTGTAGTTTTATCCATAAGAGCCGGCAACGAATTGCCAATACGACATACAATATTACTTGATGTTACAACACCACTTACAAAGTATGCTCCAGAATTACCACCAGCCCAAGGAACAGTAACCACATCTCCAATAGAGTAATTTAATTCTGCTGTTTGGCATACCATATATGCTTGAATTATTTGAGGAACACCAGAAAGACCGTGTGTAAAAGTAAAAGTTCCTCCTAAACTATATGTGCGATCAGTGTCAGTTGCAACCTCTACAGTAGGTACTGCTGGTGCCGGTGCAAGAGCTACAATTGCTTGTTTTACTCTAGCAGGAGACATAGAACGTAAAGTAGTTTCTGTTCCTGCTTCCATCTCTACTTGTGAAGCTGCTACAGTAGGAATATCTGCATCATAGGCTTGTACATCAACACCAATCTCAAGATTTACTGTGGCTTTAAAGGTAGCTTCATCTACATCATCAAGGATACTTTTAGCAAAAGTACTTACTCCTAAAGTAGTTAATTGTGCTGAAGCATCTACATCATCAAGTAGAGCTAAACCTGCTGCAGTTGGATTAACTGCTGCATATTCATCTAAATTAGCAGAAGCTGGTTGATATACACCAGAGTGGTTATGCGTAGTTTCAGATTTACCATTATTTAGATTATTAAGGTTAGCATCCATTTCAGCATGAGTTAATGGTGTTCCTTTTACTGATCTAGTTACAATTATTGTCATACTTCATCACCATCAATATAATTTTCTTTAAGATAACCATAATCCCAATACATAGGATAATTCACAGCAATAAAAACGTCTGTTGGTCGTGGGCGACTCCACGGAATATCCTGTCTATCAGGTTTAGTTCGTAGAAAGTCTTGTGGATGTCTTACTTCAAAACAATCAGGACATACCATAAAACCATCCCAACGTTTTCGCATTTGTCCTGATTTATATTTAAATCCACAAGAGTCACAAATTGCGTTCCACTCTCCAGATTTAAAATGTGTTTTAGACATGAGAAATGTCCTTATACATGTTTAGAACTCAACCAAACAAATAAAGTCGATATAACAGCGGCAGCAATCCATAGCAATTTACGAACTACATTACGACCAATATCTGCATATATAGACTCTAGTAACATTTCTTTTAATTCATCAATTTCATCAGGAGTAAGTTTTGAGAGTGGGTGTTCTGTACTATCGTCCATATATTCCTCATTTTATCCTATATTTTAGTTAAACCGTCCGTTTGCATAGCAAACACTGAGGCGGCTGGTTTTTGTGGTGCCTGCGTCAGATTAAGCCAACTTTGCGTCGCCATGTCTGTGTGGTCATATTACTCATTGCGCCCAATTCGTTGCCGACATTCAAACTTCCGCAGCGCGCCGCGAATTCATTAACCAGTGTAGTAAAATCAGTAACCGATATCTCGTTGTTGGCATCAGTCACAGTCTCCACAACTTTGTGCCCGTAGAGAATCGCTAAACCACCCTGTGCGATTGCCAGATCGACGTAAGTTAAAATCCCTGCATTTGTTGATGTTTGGTTGAGTGGTTTGGATGGGATTGTCAGCGGGGCGTTAACGGCTGAAACATGCTGTTCTGGCGCTGACGCCACCAAGTAAACGGTGCGAGCAGTCTTGAAACCAAGATTACGCAAAGCAGTGAATGAGTAGGACGGAGCGACAATCCCGGCAGGATAGACATAATCAACATAATCCCCGCCGAGACTTTGAACATATGCTTGATTGCTTGCTATGTCAGCCTGCGTCGCAGAAAGGCTACCGAGCGTTGTGTGATCGGTATTTCCATGCACCACCAACGACCATCCCGCGGCTTGCATCTCAAGAAGCTGCGCCTCTGTGCAATATCCAGCAGTGCCAACCCTGTTTGCAATGACAGCGATTTCGCCAACCAGACCAGCCGCTGCCATTAGCGGATACGCCTGCGAATACACAGAATCGAATGCGTCATCAAACTGGATAATTAACGCTGGGCGTTGCGGCTTGAGTACCCATATTCCGCCGACTTTGATGGTGCAAACACCACCACCAGCGCCATTGAGAATTTTTACGCCGACCCAGTTGAAAGTATTGTTGTGCGCTTCGGTATTGCCTGTGGTGAATGTACTCACAGGGACAACAGCCATGTGCCATCCGTCCACCCGAGAGGGCAGGATATAGCCGGTAAAACCGCCTGACTTTGCAACAAAGTTGTCCGATGAGACCGCAACACTAATGGTCGCCGATGTGCCCGTCAGCGTTGGGTAAGCGTCAATCTGAACGGGAATAATCAACAAGTCATTCCACTCAAGCTGCGGAGTCCTCACCGCCAGACTCGTGTTATTGACTTGCACGTAGTCATTAGCCGTTGCTGTGACTGAAAACGTCGCCACCCTTGGGTAATAGTTTCCGGTCTCGAATGCGTAAGTCCCTCCCCCGACGTTTGTGCTTGCGAACGTTGTCCCGCTTTTCCACGGCAACCACGGCTTTGCAGACATGGTGAGCGTGTTTTTCCCGATAAATGGAAAGTCATTAAGAATAGCCTCACCATCCGGCCCCACCAGATTTCCGGAGGCGTCCAAACTAACTGTTGAGACCCACTTACCTCCTAAATAGCGATACATAGGTGTAGCTGCTTCATCAGTTATGACAACCTCAAGAGCAGGGAATGGATTAATCTCTGTTATTTTAAATGTTTCAAATTCATTTCGTGTTAAATATTTACGCATATGTTCTCTTTAAAATATAAATAGAACTTTGTCAGTGATCTTTTTTACTAATTTATTAGTAGTTAAATCATACATAAGTTCGTTAGTTAATGTTATGTACTGCTGATCACCTATGTGAGCTACTTGGCTTAAATAAGCAAGATCACCTGTAAGTCGTGTTGAATAAAACCATTTAGAAGTTGGAGTACTTAATGAATAGTTAATGTTAATTGACTGTCCAACATAACTATACGACCCACCGTTTACATATAGTAATTTTGATCGTCTTATTACTACCTTCAGCCCACTTTTTAATAAAAGAATTTGTACCTGTAAATTCAAGTCGAAAAATCTTCCATGAGGCAGAAGATGTGCTAGAACCTACAGGAGCTTCTCCAATATATTGATATACAGAATTCTCTCCATCATAATTTATGATCGAACGACCTGATGGATTTAATCTCATACTATTGCATTACACTCTTAAGTTTACCAAGGCGATCTTCAACTTCGGCTGCTTGTTTCTCGACAGCAGAACGACGCTCACGTAGAGCAATTTGTTCTTTGCTCACTTCTTCTAAACGTTTGCTAAGATTTTTACTGTCTTGGTTATATTTTGTTTTAATATCTTTAAGTTCTGCAGATTGACGCTGTGCTTCTTGTTTAATAGCATTAGCTTCATTTACAATTTCAGAAGCAGTGTGTTCGGCATTCTTAATGATTGTTGAAACATCACGCTCAGCTTGTGCTAATTTGTCTGATGCTTCTTGATTCTTAACTCGAATATTTGCAATATACTCATTCACTTCCGCAAGTTTTACAACAGCCTCGACTACTTCTTCATACTTGCTTACTTGAGTCTTGAGTTCAGTAATCTTTTCTTCGTACTTCTTAGGATCTTTGATTACTTCAAGTACATCAAAGAAACTGTCTAATCCTTTAATTTGTGCCATTATTTACGTCCTTGAACAACAGTCATTGTGGCTGATCCTCCCGTAATTGTGCAATTCAAACGAACAGCACGACACGGAATTGTGATATTACCTACTTCATCAGTAGTTCCTGTTTCTAGTGGAGCAGGTGCTAAGAAAGCAGTAGGTGTTACAGTAGAGTCATAGATATTATCAGAAGTCATTTCTACAACCCAAGTAAGTGTAGCTCCTGCTGATACATCTACAGTAATACCAACATTAAAATTTGCTTGAGTCCAATCAACAGGAATCCAAGCGGAAGCTCCAGTTGCACTCACAGTTACGCTTGTTGGGCGCATAATTTCTCCTAAATAAAAAAGAGGGTAGCGGCTCCATTACGAGTGACACTACCCTCTTTGGGTTTGTTACCAAGTCATACCAGATTGTGGGAAATAGTATTCCAGTTTCACAATACAAGCACTTGTTAAAGCAGCACTAGCTTTTGCATACACAGGCGTATCAGCCGTCATAGCTGTTAGTGCTTTAATGTATGTACCAGCCGCAGCACCAACAGTGTCATAACCAGTACTGTTTGGAGCATAAGCACTGATAAACTCAGCACCGCCGTTTGTAATACCGACACTAATTGTTTGTGTAGTGTTAGCACCACCAGCAATTACATAAGCACCAATAACAATTGCACCTTTTGGTAGAACACAGGCTTGAAAACCTGTAGCATCACCAGCAGAAGTATCGAGTTTAATAACTTTGGTGTAAGTTTCTACAGCAGGTGGAGTTAGATAAGTAACTCCAGCCGGACCAAGAATTGGTTGAGGCATAATAATCTCCTAAAGTAGCCGGACGGTTTGAGCATTGTTAAGAGGCTTGTCCGGCTTTGTTGTTAATTATTAAGCGCCGACGCTACCAAATACACCGCGAGGATCAGTCCAACCGAAGCTGTAACGAGCTGTTGCCTTATACTTAGCATTATCAGTATCGAAATCATTATCCATCTCGAACTTATCACCCCAACGTTCAAAGTACTTCATGCCATGAGGAGAAGTAGTACGAATGAACCACGCATCAGGATCGTTCAGATAATGGTTAACGGTTACACCGCTCTGGAACATACCCATTTGCTTGAGAGCATTTGGATCGTTCAGGTCAGTACCAACACGGCCATCGGCCTTAAGGATACGATGTGCCTCAAATTGAAGCTGAGTTGGGATAATCAGTTGCTGTGGACGAAGCGCGATCAAGAGACCACGATCATTCTTAAGCAGACCAATATCAATAACAGCTTGTTCAAGAGCAGCTTCGGAAAGATCTGAAGCTGTGGTGAGCATGTTAGCAAATGAACCACCAGAGACGTTCGGGTGATCTGACACTAACAGTGCTTTACCATCACCACCTAAGAAGGAAGTGTTAGTTGCACGGTTATAGACGTTAGCAGCATTGATTTCCTTGGTCTGACGCATTGAGAAAGCAAGACCTTGAGCCTTACGCTTACCAACAACATCATACAGATCATCTTCGTAAATTTCACGAGTAATTACGAAACCAAGTGCATACACAACATGGTTGTAACGGCTAGTGAAACCTTGACGTTCTGAATCGTAGCTGATTGGAGCGCCTTCAGTCTTGACTTGAGCAAGACCCATTCCGCTAGCACCAACATCCTCTTCAAACGCGCGCTTAGAAGTATTTTTCTCGAATAGTTTATCCCATTCAACAGGGTATTCGTTATAAGTTTGCCCATACCAAGCATTTACACCGGGCCAACCCGGTTAATTTTCAATATAGTTTGTTAAACCATACCCGATCATTATCAGCTAGTAATTACTTACTAGAGAAGACTATATCATCTTCCAAGCAGGCAGCAATCTCTGCTTGGAGTCCACCGCTTCCATCCACATGGATGTACTCTGTTCCCAGATAGTCGTTGAACTTTCCGAGTAACGTATAACCTTTACATGTTTTATTTTTCATCCAGTAGGTATAGAACTTACCTTTTATTTCATAAGTTCTTTTATAAGGTTGATATGTGTGCCAAAGGTTTCCTTCGTTTAGTTTGTTTTCTCTACAAAACTTTTTATAACCTTCAACTACATGTACAACATTATCTGGAAATCTAACAATATATTTTTCTAGTTTTCTGGGATTTATTACCCCTTCTCCACCTAATGTATTATTGTATCCATTATTGAAGGAGTCATATTCTTTTATAAAACTTTTTTCAAGTTCTACTAAATCTTCTTTTGTTAGTGCAGAACAAAGTTCATGCCATTCAAAAGCATCCCAACCATATTTTTCAATTGCTAGATAAAGTGCTTGTTTTTTATTTTTATTTGGATTACGTGAATTTAACCAATGTTTATGTTTACGTTCACTTAACTCTAAAGTTGTTAATCCAATGTATGATTTTCCATTCACTTTATTTAAAACTCTGTATATAAGCATATACGCCTCCCGGCTTAGCTGCTGATTGTCCTATAAGGAGTTCCCAGCAATTCGATGGATTTTTAATGAGAGTTTACACTCCCATGCCCCTTGGCTATTTAGTTAAGGGCTTTTGCAAAACTAGAACTAGTAATAACAGACATGTTTTATCCCCTATTAAACACCGGCAACGCCAGCAGAATTCTTATAAGCGTGTGTGTTAAAATAAACAAGTACCTTAACATTAGTATCGCCATCAGCGGGAGTAGCAGCAGCACCAGAAGTCATATCTGACTTTTGAGCAACACCAAGCAGACGTACTGGGTCAGCTTGTTCACCACCGTTATAAACAATCTTCATATTAGAAGCACCAGTTGTAGTGTTGTATGAAGTAACAACTAGCTCATGGTTGGCATTAATATTAGCAGTGGCATAAGTAGCAATCTCAGTCTCAAAAATGAGATCAGGAGAGTCAGCTACAAGCATCATACCGTTCTGTGCACAAACTTGTGGAGTATCTAGTGAGATAGAACCATTGGTCATCTTACCAGTAATTGGGTCCATTTTGGTACTTAGAACACCAACAACAACACCAACAGGCATAGCTGCCGCTGTTGCAATTGTAGCATTACCAATACCAGCAGCAGTTCCATCCGCTGCAAGGATAACTACGTCACCGGGAACCAGTGAAGTAGCACCTGAGTTTACATAAACGTTGGCTTGGCCGTTATAAGGTGCACCAGTTAGGTGCTTAACAGGCTTAAAGCCGGGACGTGAAATAAAAGTGGTCATTAATAAACCTCCGTATTATTTAAATAATGGCAGGAGGCTATTGTACTTAGGAGCGAGTAATTTCGAGTTTACCGTATAGTCCTTGTTCAGCAGCCGCTGCCTTCATTGAAGCCTC